GTTCCTCCTTTTAAATCTGTTTCGTCGCTGTGTTTCATGGGTTCTTCTTCGCCGTCTTCGGAAGCGGACTGTTCGAGGGCCTGTCCGATGATTGCGTAAACCACGGTCTTTTGTTTTTCGCTTAGCGTATCGAACACGTCGGCAATTGTTTCGTCTTCGTTATCCGCTTCGCCGTCGTTTTTCGGCTCGATTTCTTTCTTGACAGTCGTGGTTATTGTTTTATCCGCGTGCCGTAAAGAAAGTTCCTCGCCCGTGTAGATGATCGCCTCGTCGTCCGACTCTTCACCATGCGATAATACTGAGTCGATAAACGCGCCCGGATTCGCTCCGGCTAAAACAAGGCTGACTTCGCGGATAGAGCCGTGAAGCACCTCCGCGCCTTTTTGTTTCAGCTGGTTCGCAAAAATAGACAGCGAGGAAATATCGCCGTGTTCGACTAAAAGTTTCGCGTTTTGCCCGGCTTCCGATTGGTTAAACGAGCAATACGCGTAAACGCCGTCGTTTCTGTTTTCAAGAACCGCGTGACCGAGTACGTTAAGCGGGTCGCTGTGCTGGTGATTCCACACCAACGGGACTGTTGAGCCGTCGTTATGCTTAAACGCGTCCTTTGAGATAATTCGCCCGTCCGAGCATCTCAAATTATTGCGCGTTGCCCAACCGCTGAAATCATAGGTCTTCTTCATTTTGAATTTCTCCTTTCGAGTCTGTTGATTGGTTTAGATTTTTGTTCCGTAATTCGTCGGCTTTCGGGTCTTCGGACGGTTTCATACCGATGATTTGCCGAATTTCGTTTGACGTAACTATTTCGTTTCTTGTCAGCTTATCCGCAAGGTTCGGTATCTCGTTAACGGGAACAAGTTTGAACGGATCGCGGAAGAACGTGATAGTCTGTAACTGTGTGCGAGCGGTTTTGGTAAGGAATTTCCTTTTGAGCTCGTCAACGATTGCCGAGACAATCGGTTCGATTGTACGGTTGAAGTAATTTAGCATAGTCCTGTCGTCGGCGGAGCCGTCTAAAATGCCCTGAGTGATACCTAACTGACTGTATAACATGTTCGTAAGGTATTCAATCTGGGACATAAGATTATTCTCTGCCGGACGATTTAACTGCGTAATGTGCTCCGTTCCATCCGTGTAAGCGATTCCGTACTTTGAACCTCGAAGTTGCTCTTCAATGTCTTTACGCCTTAATTCCGCTTGTTGTCGCCGAGCTTCGGTTTTTATAACGTAAGGAAGCTGGATAATTACGTCGAGTTTGCCCGAACTGCTTTGTTCATCGATTGTGTCAAGCAGGTTTAACTTCCTTATGAGACGTTGCATTGTGGAATTTGGCTCGTTCATAACCGTGAACAAAGGGTTTTCGACAATTCCTACGGCGCTTTTCGGAAGCAGAATGTCCTCTTTTACGCCGGTCTTGTCGTTATACACCCGGACTTTGACGTGGCTCGGATACCATTCCAAGATCTGGCCGGTTCGAAGCGATAATATGTCATACGAGCCGGTAACAGTCGGATTAAAAGTGGTATCTATCGGGACAATAGCCACGCTTCCCTCGTCGAGCATAGACATTACTACGTCTTGAATAAAAGCCCGCCCTGTTTGGTCGATATTCGCCTCGGTTGTTAAACAGTTGTTGAGACCGGAGTCAATTACCTCCAAAAATCGCTGATTGTCGTCCAAACGAACGTGATGTATGTTAATGTCCGCGACGTCAAGCGCGATTCGGTTATACACCGACGTTACGATTGACCGTTCGTTACCTCTTGAAAATCTCGGACGGTCGGGACGGTGGTAATAAGACGCTCCGACTTGTCTGAAATAGTCGGTCGGGTCTTTATTGAAAAAGATGTTCCAAGCGTGTTTCAGCCGGGAACCAAACGACATACCCATTTTGAATTTCTCCTTATTTGGTAAAATTCGCATAAAAAAGAACCGCCTTTTTAGCGGTTCGGACTATTTATAAGATTTTACTTCTTTGCTTTTTCGTTGTTTTCAGAGCGACGAGCTTCTTCTAACTGTCGGGATTGGTCTTTGTAAAAATTGGAGTTAGGCCCGGGATTAATCGTTTTTAATCCTAAGATTTTCTTTAACAACTGTTTCATTCTGGTCACGCACCTTTCAGTTTAGAATTGTTTATTTTGTATAGTCCGGTTATCGGATCCATTGTCACGGCGTTATAAACCGCTCCGGGCGATAGATTGGAATTTGGGTGTTTCTTAAAGTAAGAATTAACTTGGTGGTACTTCATAGCGGTAGTTCCGGAAGCTAATCCTCCTACTGCTGCAACGCCGACCCCAACCGCAGGAGCAAATTGTTTAGCATAAACCTTTGACATCTGTCTATTGTACAGTCGCTTTGATAATTGCTCGGAAACAATAGACTCCCCGGCTTTAACAGTTGATGACGCGGCATTAAAAAGTATAAGCGGTTTCTTTGTAGAATATCCGGATATGAATTGGTCATTAGCGTCCAATATGGCATTATAACCTTTTTTCTTTAGAAAAGATACATACATTTGCGTACGTTTAGAACCCCAGTCAGATACAAGATTCTTATTAAATTCATTATATGCTGACGAAGACACTTTCTTCATTGAAAATTCGGAATAAAGTTTACGAGCCTCGTGTTGACTTGGGGCTTTGATTTTTTCTGTCGTTTTAAGCACTGTGTCGTATATAGTAGTATCTTTCGCGTTTTTTCTTAAAGCCTGCGCTAATAACCCTTTGTATTTTTTCGTATCACCTTTTTCAAACGAGGTATATAGCCGTCTGTCATACGTTGCTTTGTCGCCGAGGGCGTTTATATAATGAAGGTCTTTTCCGGCTTCCAACGTAACTCCGCTGAATCTTTTACCAATCTCGCGATACGCAACGTAACCGGCTATGGTTGTCGCCGCTACTCCGGCCATACCTAAAACAAACTTCTCGCCCATTATTCTTTTAGCCGCCATTTGCTCCGCGTCATTATCGGAAAATCCCTTACGAAGATACTTGGCTTCGAGACGTACACGATGTGCGCTTTTCTTTTCCGGGATAGTATAAGTCTTGTTGTCACGCCCTACGTTTTCGGGATCTTTTCTAACCCCCCACCTCATACCGAGAACGCCGTGATGATACAGCTCTGTATAGGTGTTGTACTTATAATACCACAAAATATACCTCCTGTCAAGAAGAATTACTCGAACGCGTCCTTATTAAGCTTATAAGCCACATAAGCGTCCATCATAGCCGCAACCGCGTCAATCTTTTGCTCGTGTCGCTTTTTGTACAGTTTCCTGTTTCCGTTCGTATCTTCCAACGTAATACAGTTGCCCATAGCGAAAACCATTAATTGCTCGTCGAACAGAAGCATACGTTCTTCGGACAGTTTCTTGAGTTCCCCCAACGGGACAGACTCGGTCTTTGCTCCTTGTATGACTTTCTCGATCCCGAACGGCCCGTTCTCGGATTCCCAACGCTCTATAAACGTTTTGGCGTTATACGGATCGTATCCGATACACCGAACGTCGTACCCGTACCGAGTTATGTGAGCGTCAAGATCTTCATAAACGGCCGTCATATCTAAAACGGTTCCGTCCAGCACAATCAAACTACCCTCGGACATAAATTGGTCGTACTTAATCCGCATAGCCGCAGGCAATTTGTCGAGAGTTAAAGAAGTAATGTAGTTTCGGGTCTTTACTCCAAAAGTCCCGTTAGAAAGCGGAAACAAAAACGTGAACGCACAGAAGTCGTCACCCTGTGAAAGGTCTGCTCCGAGCGAACACGGCAATCGCCAGTAATCTCGTTTTCGATGCGGTAATGTTTCTTCGTAAGTGAAATAGTAAGTGTACCCCTCCATCGGAATACCAAAGCGTTTTGCCAAAATATCGTTTCTCGCGGCGGGAGCTTTTTCGGCTCTCTCAACATCGAGATGATACGTTTCATAACTAACTGTTTTTCCGAGGTTAGGATTGGCTTTTACCCACATTTCGGGGTTCGTTACTTCGTTAACGGAATCGAGTTTGTAATACCAAATCGACACGTGAGGGTTGACGTAATCTCCTTTGAGAATGTCCATTAACTCCATTTTGATTGTGTCGCCGCTTCCGTTACGGACTGTTCCCTCCGAAGAGATCGCGACTATAAGATAGTCGTTTACTTTTGAAGCTCCTTGCTCAATTGCGCCAACTACGTCCTCGCGAATGTCGCAGGATAACCATTCGTCAACCGTCGCCACTTTAATTCCGAGTCCTTGGAGCTTGTTGACACTCATCGGTCGGATTTCGAGAAGCGAACCGGTTAGAAAATTCTCAATCCCTTTCTTTGTCGGAGCGAGCTTTACGCGGTTCGCTTTTGAACCGGTCGTGTTTTGTAAAGAACCCTCGGTAAGGAACTTGAACAGCGGCCCGCGCGCTCGAGTGATTGACGTGCGAATCGGTGATAGAACTTCCTCGGCTTGTTTCATTGTCGGAGCGGTTGTAATCTGTCTCGTTGTGGTCGGGTCGATGTTCAAGAAGTAATTCTGTATGCTGGATGCGTACATTGTCTTTGCCCCGCCTCTCGCGATAATCAGATACTGCTTGTTGATAAGCCGCTTCTTAATTTTCTTAGTTACGTATACGCCGCCGTGACCGTTTTTAATCGGCTCATAAACACTTCGTTCAACGAAATAGTACCAACCGAAAATCTGTTCCGCCCAGAGTTTAAAAGTATCGAGAAGTCTTAGGTCGGCACCATCCGTTAAAGTCAGCTCTCTTTCACAAAACGATATATAGCCGTTTATAGCCTCGTCGTCGTAGTAAACCCCGGGGTTTGCGATTAAATCATCAATGCGGTGCATCTCCATCTCGATTTCTTTGCAAATCGGAACTTCTCCGCGTATGACTGCATCTCGAAATGCCCCGTAATATTTAGGGGTGGCGGTGTTTGATAGAGCCATTAGATCACCTCAAAAGAAGGGTTGTAGGTCGCTTACTCACGGCGTTGACAATATCTTTTCCGAGAGGAGTTTTAGTCAGTGCATAAAGACTGGCGACGGTGGTTCCGGCCGCCAAGACCGTTTTAGCAGCGGCCATTCCAGTATTAACAGCAGTCGGCCGTACCCGTTTAAGGTTTTGTTCAAGTTGAAGCCTCTCTGTTAAAGTCCGAATTTCAGCGTTGGAAAGAGTGTTCGTCTTTCGTTTGTTCAGCTCTCGTGACCTCGTATGGTCTTCGGACGGAGGCGAACGTCTTGCAAGTTGCGCCGGGTTTCGGCGAATACCCCAGCGCATTCCGAGAATGCCGTGGTGTTGTAAGGAGTTTGTATTCATTTTGAATTTTTCCTTTCATTAGGATTTAGGGGTTGACTTTTTGGTTAGGGTGTGGTATAATGTCCTTAAAAAGTTGACAAGCTTGTCGAAAGGACGATTAATTATGAAGAACCCAATAACCGCTATTAAAAACAACACCTCAAATTCAAACACGGATAGCGAACAAGAAAAGGTGCAGGTATCCGAAAGCATAGACTTTGAAAAGATTATTCGTAAAGCTTGTGAGCTACCTTATTGTAGAATTGATCGAGAGGCGTTTCTGACAAGAGAATTGAAAAATCGACTAAGCGAAGAACAGCTTGCCGACGCATTGAGAGATGGAACAATCAATGCAAAGATTCCGATAAACATTCTAAACCACGTTGCCAAATCGTCGATTACCTTGGAAACATCTAAGGCCACGGCTATATCAACTGCGGCAGGGATCCCCGGCGGCATAGCTATGTTCGGAACTATTCCGGGGGACTTAGCTCAATTCTACGCTCACATTTTCCGTATAGCTCAAAAACTCGCATACATATACGGTGCCAAAGAAATTGATTTTGACGACGGTTCGCAAAGCGTGCTAATGATATATATGGGGGCAATGCTTGGAGTTAATGCCGCCTGTGCCGCGTTAGCAAAATTTGCGGCCGCTAATGCGGCAAAAATCGGGGCAAGAGTTGCTTCGAAACCGTTAACCAAACTTGCGGCGTACAATATTGCGAAAAAGATTTTAGCCGGTCTCGGAGTCAGGCTTTCAAAAGGTATGGTTGGTAAGGGAATAACCAAGGCTATCCCCGTTCTCGGTGGAGTTTTATCCGGAGGAATAACGGTGGCAACCTTTCTTCCAATGGCAAAAAAGTTACAAAAAGAATTGGCCAAATATTCAACTATGACTCCCGATGATTTAGAAAAAGCTAACGCCGAAGCGGACGTTGTAATTGAAAAGTTTACAAGTGATGAAAATATAGTTGACGCGGATTTTGTTGAGGTTTCGGACGATGTGGACGATGAACACTCCGAAGTTTTAGTCTAAAACTGACTGGGATGCCATAATCCGGGGTTCATTCCCGGAATATTTATTGGTATCTTAAATCCGCCCTCTTGATTTTTTGCTCTTATATACGCCGCAGCCGCACTCACAGACAATCCACCTATTACAGAAACAGCTCGTTTTACTCTTGCTTTTACAACCTGCCTTTCGTATGAAGTGGCTCGTATAGCGTTTAATTCTTTTGTTTTTAAGTCGCTTCCATATATTCTTCTAATCTCGGACGAAACGCGATCTCCCGCTCCGTGCCTTTTTACAGATTTAGCATCTTTTATTTCGTGCCTTGCTAATGCCTTTCCCGCGCCATCACCATCTCTTTTAGCAATAGCGAGATTAAGACGAGCTTTTGTAAGATTTAGATTTTTTGAAGCATTGTCAAACGATCTTGACGTAACCCCCTTTTTCTGTTTAACCTCAGTACGTTTAGCCTGTTCTCTCCTTTTTTGAGCACTTAGCCTATCAACAGCCGCTTGTTTTCTCCTAACTCCCCATTTCATTCCAAGCACTCCGTGATGATACAACTCACTCGTATCGTTATAAACCCACATAATAGTCTCCTCCATTTCTACGCCGTTTCCACCGTCACTAATATCCTCCACAAAAGCTCTTCCGCGAGTTTGTTGTTTGCTTCAATGAGGAAGGATGTTCCCGGCGGGTCGAATACCAGTTTTGTTTTTAAGTGTACGTATGTCTTAACCATTTCCAGCCGATAATCATTAGGCGGAAGGAAGTCTGACCATACCGACGTTTTGTCGTTGACAGCGAACCCTTTCGACGGGCCAACTCCGACTTGCGTTAACACCGACAAGGCGGAATTAATTCCGAAGATTATGTCTGTATCGAAATATTCGTAATCCTCTTCGAGACCGAGAAGTTTCTTGATTGAGGTCAAGATACTATCCATTGAAAATCCCCCTTTCGTCAAGTCCGCCACGGGCAAGTGTCGTTTTGTGTGCGTTCAATCGGCGCAAGAATCAAAAGGCTCTCGTCTCCGTAGTGAATCGCGTTGTGTGTTTCCGGAGTTGTCGAAATCAGATACTCCGGGGTCAAAAGGAACTCGCTCGCCGATTCAATGTCTCGTTGCGAAATCGTATTCATATGATGAATCACAATTTGCCCGTAAATTTCTCGACCGTCTATCCCGAGGTCGCAACCGTTATCGCGAACTATTACAAAATTCCTAACTCGTTTCCATTCGGTGGACTTGTAAAACCGCTGATTCAAATATCGGTCGAATCCGAAAGTTTCTTTCCCGACTTTTCCGTCAAGACGAAGATACTCGTAACGAGTTTTGAAGTCCTTTAGCTTTTGTAA